TGTTCTCTGCGAGCAGCTCGCCCACCTCAGCAGTGCCGTCAGTAGACGGGTAGCTCAGCGGGTTGCCCTGCGCGGTGGTCAGTTGATCGGCCACCGCACGCACACCACCGTATGCCTTCAGCGCTTCAATCAGCTCGGACGCCACCGCCGACGGCACGGTGTAACCACCCTCGGAGCCGGTGGTGGTGGACATCGTGTTGTAAAGTTTGGCCGCCTGCTCAGCGCTCAAACCTTTCTCACCGCGACGCATCCACGAGTCAAAGATTTTGATGTCCGACAGCGGGTCGTCATTCTTGGCAGACGGGTCGCGGTGCTGAATGCGTTCCTCGGCCGCGAGGTCGAGCAACTTCTGCTCGCGTTCGATGCGGGCGTCGATGTCCAGAATCTCGCCAGTGTAGGCGTCATACTTGGACTGATCCTCGGGGGTCCACTTGCTGGCCTTCGAATCGTCCAGCAGTTTGCGCGCCTCGATAGCAAGACCGCTGCGGCGCTCGCGCATAGCTTGGATAGTCATGTCATTTTCTCCGTGCATAAAAAAACCCGCCGATTGGCGGGTTGGGGTTCGCGATGGCGCGAGGCCTATGGCGCGATGGTTTCGAGCAGCGACAACCGGCGTTCAAGAGAGGCGCGGTCGAACACTGGTTCTGTTTCGGGGGGTTCAGTCAGGGCGGCGGGGGCGTTGCCGTAGGCCGCCAAATTCCATTGATTGCGTGCGGCCTTCTGGCCTTCTGCGATCCGGTCAACGAAGCCATTCGCTACGGCTTCCTCAGCGGTGAACCAAGTGGTCGCCGCCATCATGGCCGCCAGCTCATCAGTCGGCTTGCCGGTCTTGCGCTGGTAGTCGGCAACAATGCTGGCGTCCACTTTGCGCAGTAGGTCAGCGGTGGCGACGAACTCGTCGGCGTTGCCCATCGCAATTGTCCAGGCGTTGTGGATCATGAAGAAACCGCCCTCGGCAATCTCCACCTCATCGGCCGCCAGTGCGACGTAGGTCGCAGCGCTGGCCGCTTGGCCGTCGATGTGAGCAATGACACGGGCCGGATGTTGGGCCAGGGCGGTCGCGATGGTGCGGCCTTCGAACACATCGCCACCGGGCGAGTTGATGCGAAGGTGAATTACGTCAGCGTCCAGGGCCACCAGTTGCGGGACAAATTCCCGCGCACCGACACCGCCCCAGTCGCCGCCGATAATGTCATAGATGTATACGGTCGCCTCGCGCCCCGCCTGTTCAATGCGGGCCGAACGCGGGGCCGATTGGTTACTAAGGAATAGCTGCATCAGCTTCATTAGCTGGCCCCTTGTTGTGGTGGTGTAGAGGTGGTGATGTACAGCACGTCTCCGCCAGGTACAGGCGGCAGGTTTTTTAGGCGGCGCGCTTCGTTGACAGTGCGCCAGCCTTGTGTCCCAGGACCGCCGAGCGACTTCGCGATGACTTCAGATTCGGTTTTGCTATCGCCAGCCAGGAGCCCGTCGCGATTGAACTCGACGAAATAGCGAGGCGAGCGCGGCCACAACTTGCGGTTCAATTCCTGCTCGATGCGACGCAGATGCGGGCCGAGCGTGTAGCGCACGAACCCGATGGACATTTGCTCGATGCCACTGCCCCAGCTCGTGGACGCGCTCGTCTCTCCGATCATGTGGGGCGGCACACCGAAGGCGCGCGCGATCTCGACTACCTGGAATTTGCGGGTTTCCAGGAGCTGCGAATCCTCGGCCGTCAGGCTGATCGGTTCGACCTTGCCGCCGTTCACCAGGAGCAGCGGTTTGTGTCGATTGCCCTGGCCGGTATAGCGCTCGGTGAATTGCTCGCGCAGATGGTTCTGTTGATTCTCAGTCGGGGCCACGCCTTGCGGATAGGTCAGCGCAATGGAGGGGCTCGCGCCATTGGCGAAGAATTCTCCCGCGTAATCATCCGCCGCCAATGCCGTGCCGACCGCTTGACGGGCCGCGAAACGGATCACCGATTCACCGTGACAGCCATCAAAACCGAAGCCCGGAAAGTGCAAAACGTCGTCATCAAACAGGCCGAAGTTCGACACGCCATCGCTGACGAAATAAACCAGGCGGCCTTCGCGCACCTCGATCTCCACACACTGGCGAGGGATCGGCATGAACCCGGTGATGTTGCCGTTTCGGTCGCGCAAAATTTGGGCGATACCATCGCCGCGCATCAGCGAGGACGCCAACATCCACTCCCAAAAACTGCACGCGGTCAGCGTCGGATAGGGCGACTCGTTCAGCATCCACCACACCGGATGCTCGACAGCCTTGCGCCCACCGTCCAGGGTCCGCTCATATACAGGTAGCGGCAGCAGGGCCACGGCACCCGCGATCAATCGCACGCACGAGTAAACCGCCGCGCTTCGCTTGGCCGATTCCACTGTCACCGAGACGCCTGACGACGCCGGCTTCACACCGAAAAATTCAGCCCACTCTTCGGGCGTAGTGCCCCAACCGGTTAGCGCTTTGACCTCCGCGCGCAGCGCGTCGACCTCCTGCTCCAGCTTCTTGCGCTTGCCGAAATTGAACATCAGAGCACCATAAATAGTTCGTGGTTGGGGGCGTCATCCATCGGTTCGCCTTGCGCCCCGACCGCCATCGCGAGCGCGACCATTCCGTCGATCCGTCCGGTCGCTTTGCTCTTTGTGAATTTGCGGTTGCCCGCCTCGTCGTTCACGGTGATCGCGTTGGCGGCACACATCGTTAGCACCGGATGGTTGCCGTGACGCAGCCCCTTGGCGAGCAGCCGCGCTTCCAGTTCGCGCAGCGCTGGCGACATAGAAACCCAGCCCTGGCCGAACCCCTTGAACCGCGTCAGTTCCTCTTCTGTAAACCCCGCCTCGACCAGCCAGGGCGTCAGGAACCGCATGTTGTACCGGTCGAAAGCCAGCACCTGGACGTCGCATTCGTCGAATAATTCGCGCAGCCAGCGGGCGACAAAGCGGTATTCGATAGAGCGTCCTGGCGTGAGCTGTAGCTTTCCTTCGCGCGCCCACACGTCATACGGCACGCGGTCGTTGCGACTTTTCTCTTTGATGCCGTCCTCGGGTAGCCAGAACGTCGGGTAGACATCGCCGTCCTCGGTCACTACCACCAGCGCAGTGAGGTCGGACACGCTCGAAAGGTCCAGGCCGGCCCAGACTTTTTGCCCACGCAACGGCTCAGGCTCAGCGCTGTTTTCCTCCCACACTGCCCAGCTCACGAACGGCGCTTTCGCAGCCACCCGCTGGTTCAAAATCAGGTTGCGATAGGCCGCCTCGCGGGCCGGTAAGCGCCTCGCGTCCGACGCCTGACGCAGCACTTCCTCCTTGTTCATAAAGTCGTCAAGGTGCGGGTTCGCTGCGCGTATCGCCTTCAGACTGAACGGGTCCAGGTCAACCGGTGCCGTGCAAAGTTCTATTTTGTTGCGCGGGTCGGCGCCGGTCAGTGCGTCGTCGATTAGCAGGCTCAGCAGGTCCGCACTGTTCGGCGCTTGCGTACTGATGATGATTGACATCGGCTGGTCTTGCGCAGCGCTCGCGGTTTCAAGCGCCTCGTATAGCTGCGATCTGGGGCCGACTACCTGCCCTAGTTCATCGTGAATTACGAGCGTCGGGCTCAGCCCAAACTTGGTTGACGCATCGGCTGACAGCGCCTTGAAGAACGTCCCAAGTTCACCGCACAACAGCTCCTTCGCGGTGTCCCGAATGTTCACGTAATACGAAAGCTCGCGGCTCAATCTGACGACTTTGGCCGCCAGCTCGAACAGGATCGCGGCTTGGTCACGCGATTGTGCAGCGCTGTAGAGCTGGCTGTTCGGCCGCGCCTCGGGTCCGCACAAATGGAGCAGGACGATGAAGGCAGAGAATGCGGTCTTCGCATTCTTGCGGGCCATGCTCAAAATGAAAACGCGGGTCGGTGAATCGTAAATCCGCTTGATCCAACGCCGCTGATGCCGGGTCATCTTGACCGGCTGGCCGACCATCCGGCCCTCTGGGATACAGCAGTGGCTCTCGATCCAAGCAATATTGCGCTCGCCGCGCGTCAGTCGTTTTCGATCTGCCACGGTTTGCGTCCTTTCCCTTGGTTGCCCACCGCCTTATCGGCGCGAATAAGGCTCTGTTGCGTGAGGCGCATGGCACGCATGAGCGCTCCCATCGCGCGGGTTTCGGTCTCCTGGCACCGCGCCAGGATCGCGAATCGCTTCAACCCCTCGTCATCGGTCAGCCACGCGGGGTCATATGCCTCCTGTTGCTGCGCGATCACGTCAGACGTGACCTTGTGCCGGCACAATTGCGCCAGCATTAGCTCGTGCTCATCACTGAACCAGTCGGCCGGCTTCGAATTGACGACCGTTACCCAATACGCCTTTTGCGCGGGGGTCAGGTACGGAGGCGGCGCGAGCCGGTGCTGTAGTGACGTGGGGGAGGCGACCACCAGCGAGGCCGCCGACTTGCGTCCACGGTCTGCCATGACGGTTTTCCTAAAAAAATACGAATTTATAGACGGCTGTAGCAGGGATCGGTATTCAGTCCGACACCCC